ATTGCGCTGCTGCGGCAAACTCCGCTGTGTTGATCATGTAGGGCTTGATGAACGAACCAGCGCCGTAGCGCTCGTTAGTCATTAAGTCGTAGAGCGCATCCGGGAATAGGTGGGTCGCCCCAGTGCCGCCGAGTAGTAGGTTGCACTGCTTGCCGCCCGTTACGTAGCTGGAGAACTGCGCGAATTGCTGGAATTCTGCTGAGGACATGATATTGATGCCCACAAGCGACAGGTCGTCGTACAGCGGTGTAGAGGTGTTTGGCACAATCTCGTTGACATAAACGATCTCGTGCTCAGGGCCGGAATCGGCGGAACTGCTGACCTCGCTATAAACAAAGGCTTCAGCAAGCTTGCCGTAGTCGTCTATGTAAGTATTGGTGTCAACTTTAGGTAGACCGTTGTAATTTCGGGTGATTGTAGGGTTGCTACCGTTTGTATCTTCGTCGTAGACATAGGCAGATTCAAGTGCAGAATTAGCTCTGCCATAGTTAATTCCGAATGTGCTTTCGCTAAGCGATACCGCTTCGCCGTTGAATACAGCAGTAGCGCCATTCTCGCTTATGGTTATACGGTCTTTTTTGGGATCAAGGACGTAAAGCACTGCACCCGCTCCATACCTGCTGTTTCTTATCTCAAAGCCGGAAAGTGGCTCAAACATGAACTCGCGCTGCTTTAGGTCGCTGAACTCCAGACGGATGTAATTAAAGACGGCCTGCTGCGTTTCGCTTCTTGCGCCGTAAGCATGGGTGAGGGTTGTCCAATTTGCACTATCGATTTCGCGATGCTTGACTTTGAAAAACGAATAACGCTGGACAGGTGAAGTTATAGTGCTGCTTTGGTAAAAGTTATTGATAATATCTTCCGGAGGGTTGTTTTCGTAGGTTTGGCACCACTGCGTATCTGCATACTGATAAGTCTTTGTATCCCTAAAGTTGCATAAATTGCTAATGCGGATGCCTAACGTAGACCGCAGTCCAAACTCAACTGCCTGGCAGGCCCTTGATGTAGACACCGTGCCTCTGGCGTAGCGCAACAAATGCCCACCAGTGGTTGCTTTTTCACGTAACCCAAGATCGCCGCCGGGATCAGTTAAACGTGACGCAGCAAAACTTTTGACGCTTCCAGGTTCAACAACGCTAAAGGTAACCTCAATACTCTGGCCTGTCGCACCATCTAAATCCGCTTGAGAGACGAATTCACTGCTAGGACTGCGACTTGTACATACGCACACAGCAGTTCCAATCTTGTATAGCTCGCCAACAATCAAGCGGTCGTCCCAGCTTTTTTGTAATGCTGCGACGCTACTTGAGACATCTTTGGCTTCAGCGTCATCATCGGTTCCGCCATAAGTTGTAAACACAGTGGTCCAATCACTGGCTTCGTAAAGCTGATACCTGATTTGATTGCCCGTGGTTACGGCAACCTCGGTATTGGAGCCTTCCGTTTCGTTTATTTGATAGACACCACTGAAAGTCGCAAAGTGTGCCCTGTATTTATCCCGTGCATTCATCTGTGGTGCATCCACAGGGCAATCAACGGTTACTTGCGTTCCACTGGCTGGACCTGTTTGGCTGCGAACACCAGGCCGAATGACAGGATTGACTTTGTACATAAAGTCATTGCCTATCAATGAATAAACACCAAATGTTGTCTGAGTGCTCGGGCGGTTTGATGCACAAAAATCAGTTCGCTGCTGACCGTTCCAGTACACCTGGAATACGTCGGAGCTTCCTGAACTGCCTATATCGTTTGCTTCGGTGCGACCTGCAATGCGATCCGTTCCAGTGATGCGACCGCCGTCAGCACTGAAGTACACGGTAACTCGTGCCCCTTCCTCTGTTGCTGAGCTGCTTTCAAAAAGATAACCCCTTAACGTGCTGGAACCAATAGCAAAACCTGTTGCGTCTAAGCCGCTAAAACTGCCTTCTCCTAGAAGGAAAACACCTCGCAGCATTTGACCGCCGCCGAGACTAAGGATTTGATTCCAAAGCATCGGCATGTTGATGCGGATGCCACCGTAATAATCGCCGTCAATCAGTTCGCGGTTGCTATAGACAATTGGAATTACGCTTCCGAGCGTGGCAATTTCTTGCTGGCTGTCAAACCCATACCTTGGCGCAAACTGACTGTTGCGTATAACTGGATCGGGGCTTTCTTGACGCTGCCGTGGCGAACCAGGTGCTTGGCCTAGTTTTGGTACAGCCGGTTTGAGTAATGCAGAGAGTGCAAGTGCGCCTACGCTGAGGACAATGTTGACAATCGCTAAGACCAGTGCTGTTTCCGCTACTGCCGCAGGTTGTGGGCCTTCGGCTGCGCGTTTTCGTACTTCAATTTGGAAGTGACGGTATTGCTCTTCCGTCAATCCAAGGATGTCGGCAAGGTAGCGATCGGAAGGCAGCATCATTTGAATTTCCTAAACTCCAGCGGTCTGCAACGATCCAGTGAAATCCATTGGACGCCACGGCGGTGATGGATATAAAGCAAGCCATTGTCAACGACAACGCCTACACCAATCATCCGCGCTCCAGCAAACAGAGTAATGGAGTATTCCTCTGGGGCGTCTAGAGGTATTGTACTTTGCTCGTAAAGTTGCGCTAAGTCTTGATGTGCCCCTGTTTCGGCTAAATCAAGCCAACTTGAGTTAAACGCGGGGTGTGGTACTCCTGCAGCATCAAGAACGTTCCAGGTCATGATTAGGCAGTCGGCGCCAATGCCGTCGCGTGGATCAGCGCGAAATATGTGTGGTAGCCCAATCCATTGCCTCCACATCAACTTAAGACCAGCGAGCCAGATGTCGGTAGCGCCCCAACTAATTCGGTGCTAAGGGTGCGGCGGGGCACTTGCGCTTTTACTGCATCCAAGGACGACGTGAGTTTCAAAACGACCTTAGTGGTGTCTAGTTCATACGATGCAACGCGCCAGGTTTCATAAGCGACTAGGGCTTCATCGGCAAAAGTTACAGGATCGAGGCTTACGGTTTTTATCTCAAGCGCATAGCGAAGACGTACTGCCTCGGCAAATAGGTTTACAGATAAAGCGTCCGCTCCAGCAACCAGATTTGCACTGGAACGATCACCACCTCTTACGCCACCACCAGAAGTAACGCCAAAAGGAGCAAAGCTGTAGGTTATGCCGTCATAGGTTCGAGTTTCATTGATGCTGAAATTTTGATACGCCACGCCTGTGTATTGGTCGTCTTGCGTTTTAAAGCGTGCGTAATTGACGAATGCGTATGCGCTCATAGCCCTACTCGTCCTCTAGTTTTGACACTATTCTGCAGTGCTTGGATAGTCAAGCTACGACCTCGTTCAGCAGCTTGAGCCATACCCTTGCGGTGCTGCTCTGCTGTAACGTATTCCACACCGTTGATTACATTTGATTCGTAGCGCACTTCAATTGGTCCGGCTGCTCGCATTGCTTGTGCTGTTTCTTGAGCCTGGGTTACAGATTCGGCGTTACGAGTAAAAGGCACTTGGGTTGTTGCAGCTTGTTGTAGGGCTTCGTTTGATGTGATGCTGCCTTGCTGGAACGGTACAAATAACTCAGGGCCACGCTCACCCACGATGTATGGCTGATTTGCGTTGACTGGGCCGCCATTCGCTTTGCCTGAAAGCCCTGTATAGTCGCCAAATAGCGGCAGTCCCGTTCCAAGCCCTGCAGTAAATGAAGGTGTTTGAGGGGAGGAGCCAAATGCAAAGGCTTTTGCAATGCCGAGGGCTATGTACTGGGCGATCATTGTTGCGGCGGTTTGAAGCAACTGGTCTGCAATCGTCTTGAGGAAATCTGCAAATGCCTCTTCAACAGATTTCGTTCCAGCGATTACTTCGCTGAGTCCACTTACAAGCGAATTTATTCCTGGGCTTACAGCAGCAAGAGCGTCGTTGTATCGCGCCTGGAAAATAGCCGCTTTATCTATAGCGGGTTGCAACTTCTCATAAGCCTCTCTCTCTGCCTCTAACGCTTGAATCTCTTTGAATAAAGAGTCAAGACGCCTAGCATCTTGTAAATCTACAATTGCTCCGGCATTTTTTACCTCCACGTATCTGGTTGTCAGATTTGCAATTTGTTCGTTGTATTTTTCTATCTGTGCAGCTGATTCGGCAAGGCGGTTAGCCTCAAATAGACCACTTTCACCAAAGAAACCTAAACCTTGACTTGCAAAACTAAAGGCACGGGATGGGTCTGATTCGCGTATCTGCTGTTGCTGTGCTCGACGTCCCTCTGTAAAAATGGAGGCAATAGTTTGCTTGCGTGCCAGTTCTGCATCTCGCCGAGCTATTTCCGTAATCTTGGCCTCTTCACGCTGCAGTCTTATAGACTCCCTCAATAAGTTTACTTTACCTTGGAAAGTATTTTTTATTTGATCTTGAACGTTTGCTTCGTTTACGCCGACAAGAGCACCTTCTAGCTGTAATGCAAGTATTTCTGTTTCTATTTTTTCTATGTTATCCAAATTTTTCATCGTTGATTCATAAATAGTGTCTTCTTTTTGCGTTAAATTGTTGCTCCTGTTTGCTATATCAACAAGAGTTTTGGCTATGCCCGCTTGGTTTATTAACTCCGCACGTATATCTCTTTGTATTGCGCGCTCTGCCTGTATTTCAGCCTGTTTCTTCCTAGCGCGTTCCCGCTCTCGCTGAGCTTCCTTTTCGACTATTGACTCTTTTAACTCGGCAATACGTAATATGTCCTGGGAATCTTGTTTTTCCTCTGCTCTTAACTGTTTGGTAAGTTTGTCAATTTCAAAAGTTGACTTTGCTATAGCAAGTTGACCCTGTTGTGTAGCATAAGTATCCCTGCGCGCAGAGAGTTGACTTTCGACAAGACTAGTCTCTTGGTCTAAAAGTTCCTTTGTCTGTTTTAATTCATCGTTGTAAAGTTGTTGTAGTTTATCTTGTGCATTTGTTGTTTCCGTAAGGGGCTCTTGCCCCCTAGTGAAAATTTCTTTCTGTAGCCGATCAAGTTCGGTTTTTTCTGAAATGGAAAGGCCGCCTTCTTCTTTTTGTCTAGTTAGTAATGTGCTAATTCTATTTGCGCGTTCTCTGTTTTGCTGACTAAATTGCGCTTCAGTTTGACCCCCAGCAGGAGAGATACCTTTAAGTGCATCAAGAACTGCTTTTAATGGACCGGCGGCAAGGTTCTTAAAACCTATACCAACTTCATTCAATACTTGGTCAAATTCTTTAGCTGTTTTGGCTAGCTCTTCGTATCTTTCGGTCGCTCCGGGGCCATAAACTTCGTCAAATCTTTGGCGAGCAATAACTGCAACTTCTGATTCCCTGCCCCTAGCAGCGAGGAATTGAGCCTGACCGGTAAAACCTCCTCCCCCACCTCGTCCCAGGGTGGGTAAAAGATCCTCGACAGTAGCACCTAACTTTCCGAAAGACTTGGCTGTAACTAAGGCGGATATACCTAAGTTATCTATTTGTTGCCCAATGGCTGAACCTAAAATGCTTCCGCCAAAACCGCCAATAGCGCCAACCAAACCGCCAATAATTGATCCCGGACCTCCGCCAAAAAGTAAAGGAAAACCTACACCTGAAGCAGCGTTCTGTAAAAAGCGACCACGAGATGCTTTTCTCTTTTCCGTCAATTTGTTGGCGCTTTTTTGCTCACTTTTTGTGTTTTTATCGATTATTCTCTGCCGTTGTTTAAGTGTTCTATTAAGTCTTTCTTCTTCTCTGCGCCTCTTCGCTACAAGATTTTCGCCGAGTCTTTGCGTACGAGCGTTGAAACTTGCCAACTCCTCTTCATTGGCACGTCTGCGCTTTAATTGCCGAAACTGTAAATCGTAGCTAGCTGTAGTTTTATCTTGAAGCCGTTTAATGCCCCTCGCCCTTGCGTTAAGGTCTTTTGAGCTAGGTAAAGCAAGAATGGGTTTCTTCCGCGATAACTTATTTGCTTTGGAGACAATATCATTAAATGAACGGGCGAATTTACGCAGTTCTAGTCCCTGAGTCTTTAAGGACGCTAGATATTTGGGGCTGCCGACCATAGCGGTCGTACCACTTACGGGCGAAGAAGGGGCTTTAATTGCTCTTCCAATCTTCTGGTAATACTCGTACTTCTGTCTGATAGCTTCGTCACTACCTAAAACAGAACGAGGCGGTAAAGCAGATGAAGCAGCTTTAATTGTTTTACCTATTTTTTGGTAATACTCGTACTTTTGTCTAATTGCTTCGTCACTGCCTAGGACTGATCTTGGGGGTAATGCAGAGGATGCGGCTTTTACACTCCTACCGATTTTGTCGTAATAAGCGGCTTTTTTGGCGGCTGCCTCTGGTGTATCAAGTACGGTACGTTTTGGAGCGCGAGAAAGTGGGCTTGACTCTACTCTTGCTGTTGTCCTAAACGCCTTGAGTTGCAGAGCGTTTTTGCGCTCCAAAAGTTGGAGCTGGCGTTTAAGTTGGAGTTCTCTTTTGTTTGCAATAACATCTTGACGCCTGTCTGCTGCAGTCGTAAACTCAGCCCGTCGTCTCAGTACATCGCGTAACTTACCTTCACTAACCCCAACTCTGCGTAAAGCTTCAATCCGCTTGTTGTAGTCATCAATCCTTTGCTTTTGGCCGATATTCTTGATGTCCGCACGGTTAATGCTGTTCTGGAGCGTGAGAATACGTCCCAGTGCTGTTGCAATTCTCTCTTGTATAACTGGGTTCTCAGGAAATTCAGCTGCTTTGCGGGTAAGTTTTCTAATTTCAGTGGCACGACCTTTACCTTCAAAAGCCCCTGCACGCTCTAAAGAAGTTAGACGCGCTTCCTGCAGTCTCCTTGCGTTAGATAAACGCAGTAAACGCTCTTCGTATGAAAGCTCCTCTTTTCGCAGCTTTAATTGATCTCTATACTCTTTTTTTAATTTGTCTTCCGCCTGTTGTTTTTGGTCAAGGAGGGCCTTGGCTCTTTTGTTAAGGCTTAACTCCTCTTTGAGTTTGCGGATCTCTTCAGCAGCCTGATCCTTAGTTAGAGGTTTCTTAGGGTTGGCTATTTTGTCGAGCGCCTTGATTCGGCGCTCCAAGTCCCGTAGTTTAGCGTCAAATACATTGACGTTTACGTTGATGTCGGCGTTATACGCTGGCACTTGCCCGACACAAAACTACCTATCGTAAGTCTATCGACGACGGCGGGCTTTCTCCATCTCTTTTTCTTGGTCCTCATTGAGGATTTTGAAGTAGGCGCTCCAGCCGATAAGTTCTTCGGCGGTCATTGTGGTGCGGACTTCGGACAGACTCATGCCCAATTCTTTGGCAACGCCAAATTGGAGCATGAGCCAGTTGTCCTTGCGAAGTTCCGCGCTTAGGAGTTTGGGTCCATCTCCTCGGCGTCCTCGTCGTCGCTAAGGATGGCAAGCATTAAGGACTGGAGATCCCTGTCCTTAACTTCGTTCTTGAGCACATCAACTTCGCCAGGAGCAAAAAGTTTTTTGCCGTTCTCGTCCAACGCCTTTGAGATTAGAAGTTGGAGTGCAAACGCACCAGCATCGTCGGATTTGGCTTGGCGTTGTGCGCGTTCACGCTCAG